AACGATTTCTCAGGTCAGACAGAGTTTATAGAAGGATCTGAAAATATGTTTAATAATAATTCTTATAGAGTTATGCCAGAGGTTAGGGATTGGATATTATTTCCTAACTCACTATCTCATGTTGTTTACCCATTTAATACAGATGATAAAGATAACGAAAGAATCTCATTTAGTTTCAATGCAACTGTAATATTTGATAATGATAAACTCTCAAATTGAATATAATTTGTATAATTTATTGACACTTTTTGTATAGAATATAAAAGATTAAGTTATGAAAACAATTGGAAAAGAATGGACAAAAAAAGAAGAAGGTGGAACATTTACAGCAGATCATTTATCACCTTCGCAGCTCAATAAAAGTTTAGATATTTGGTTTAACGATTACATAATCTTAACTGCTAAAGAAAGAAAAGCACTAGCCTCAAATTTAAACATGGATATAGGAGCAATAGTAGGTCAGGCAGTACAGGATATTATTGTTCATAAATTAACACTTGAAGAAGTAATGAAAGGGAAAAAATGACAGATACTGTAATGATGGAACTTGCAAAGATGCAAACTAAAATTAGAACTTATGAGAATAATGAAAAGAAACATATAGAACAACTTCATGCAAGAGATGATGAAATATCAAAACTAAAAAAAGAGTTAGATTTATTAAAGTTAAAAGATCAAATGATTGCTAAGAACCAAAGCTATTTAGAAGCTAAAGCACAGAAAGATGTTGACCAAATTAAAGAAAATCAAAAGATACAACAAAAGAAAGGAAACAATGAAACTAAAGCCACAGACGACAGAAGAAAAAAGTAAGGGAGGGTTTAAAGAAAGAAGAAAACTTTGTTTAGATGAAGCAAAAAATATTCCAACTGTAGATATTAAAGGTAAAAAGTATTCTACAGTTAATGAAAGATTAAGACATTTGCTTAAATATTTTCCAGAAACTAGATTTAATGAAGAAGTTTTATTCCATGATAATGAAAGAGTTATTGTTAAAACTGAATTATATATTGGTGATACAATTTATTCAGTTGGTACTGCCGAAGAATACAGAAATTCATCTTTTATAAATAAAACAAGTGCATTAGAGAATTGTGCCAGTAGTAGTTTAGGAAGAACAATTGCTGCCTTTGGTCTATCAGGTTCAGAGTATGCTAGTGCGGAAGAATTAGTAAATGCCTTAAATAATCAAAAGGGATCTACTCAACAAGTTTCAATTAAAGATACAATTAAAAAGCAAACAACAGAAACCAAGTTGACAGCTTTGTATTCAGATTGGAAGAAACAAAATGATTCAATAGAAAAAGATTTTGAATCACAACAACAATCTATCAAACAAAATGGAGGACAAAATGTCAGACAATGGTAGTGGTAAGCAGAAGGATTGGGTATTATTTCCTTATGATGCCAACAATGAAAAAGCCATCAAAATTGATTTCTCAGGAAATGTAAATTTAGATAATGGCAACAAGGGTACAATACTTGGTGTTAAAGGTGCATCAAGAGATGGTAATACTAAGTTTGTTAAAGTGTTTGCTCAAGTAGGAGTTTTATTCAAAGGTGATGATAAATTTACTGGCGAAATGAATTACTCTGAAGCTGGTGGACACAAAGGTTTAATCGGTTGGATTAATGAATCAGGTAATATTTTATCTGGTTACAAGAACGAACCTAGACCTAAACAAGCTAAACCTCAAAGCAAAGAAATTCCTTTCTAATTGAAAGTAGTTTTTTTAATTTTAGTTATATACACAGGTGATGGTAATTTAAAATATGAGAAGATACCTTTTGCATATTCTTTATTACCCATCACTTGTGATGAAATGTTTGAAAAAAATGTTAAGTATGTTGAGAACCCAAATTACAAAGAAGGCAATGGAGAGGTTTGGGTGCTAACTAAATATAAAAATCAAAATGTAATGGCTCATTACTGCAAAGACGAAAAAGGAAATTATGTCAGATAATGTAAAGTTTATAAGTGAGATAGAAAGATTATTAAAACAAAAGCAAGATGATTATGGACACTTTGACCATACCTCTTATGTAATGGTAGGAATTATGGAAAAATATTTATCAATTCATAACAACCAAGATATTAAAATACCAATTAAATTCTTTGGTTTATTTATGATTTTTTTAAAACTTTGGAGAGTTATGCAATCAGATAGTTATAAAAAAGATAGCTTTGATGACATCAATGGCTACGCAGAATTATTAAGGAGGTTAGTCATAGATGAAAACAAAACAAAGAGGTAAAAGACCAATGACACCCAAAATGCTCAGACTATTGCAATATATTAAAAATTATAGTACAAAACATGGATATATGCCAACATTTTTAGAAATGGCTAATGAAATGGGTTACAAAAGTAAAAATTCAATCAGTTCGCTAATTGAAAAGCTAGAACAAAGAGATGAGATTAAAAGAGATTACTCTGGTTATAGCAGAAACATAGTTTTAAATGGTTAAAGTTTTAAAAAGATCAAGTTTAGAATTAGCAGTAGATTTTGAAGAAATTTTTGATGGTGCTAGTGTAGAAGATGCTACACAAAAAGCACATAGTCAGAAAATGCCTAGTGAGTTTGCAAAAGCAAATATCACCGATAACAAACTTATTAGTGCAAATATTAAACTTATTGGTGAGGAGAATGATGAGCTTAAGAAATAGCAATGTTAGATTGTACAATAAGCTAGATAAGGCACATAAAAAAGTTTATGCTGCTAAAGATAAGGGAAGGCAATGTGTACATACTCTGAAAGCATTTAAGGAATACAATCAATTATTCCGAAGAATTGTTGAAGCAGAGAACAAAGATGCTAGATTTTTATATACTTAATTAAGTATATATAAAAAGTTGCATAAGCACTTAAGGGATTCTATACTCTAAATTAAAGGAAGGAACACAATGAAACTATCACATAAAGCTAAGAAAAACTTTGAGGAAGATAATCAATTCTATATTGATTTAGGTAAAAGATTAAGACAAGCAAGAAGAACTAAGGTCAATGAGTTTACTGGTAAAGAAACTATTGTTCCATTAACTAAAGTTGCTAAAGCTCTAAAGAATACATATCAACAAATAGGTAAATACGAAAAAGGTGAGAACCGAATACCATTAATTAATTTGGTAAAGATAAGTAAGTTCTTAAAAAAACCAATGAGTTATTTCTTAGATGACTACAAAGAACTAGATGTAGTTGCAGAAGAATTTAATATGGCTTTTCAAATAGAAAGTGAAAAGATACAGGAAGGTAAATAATGTTTGTTTCTGTACAAGAAAAATTAGATAAGCTAGTTGCACTTACACCTGATGACCAAGAAAAGTTAAGTCATTATAAAAGTATAGTACCAGCTATGATTGCGAACTGTCATAAGGCTCATCAATCAATACCAGGTTGGGAGTCTTGTAAGCCAGAGATAGAGGCATTTAAATGGTTTGATGGTATCAATATTCCTGTTCATGGTTACATAGATTTAAAAGGGGATAATCTTATCATTGAAGATAAATGTAAGATGCCAAGAAGGGGGATGGTCAAGAAAGATGGTACTAGGTCTTGGTTTCCAGGTAAGCTACCTGACAAGCCTTCACCCTATAATTTATTACAAGTAGATTTTTATTGGTCGGTATTTGAAGTTCCTGTTTATCTTTGTTATGTCAATGAGAAAGAATTTAGAGTTTATCATGCAGATAATTGTGATGAACTTAAACCAGAGAATATTAAAAAAAGAATACCTAGAATAATTCAAAGAGCTAAAGTAAGACAAAACTTAATGAAGATCAGTAATGATCCAAATATTCTTAAAGATTACATCCAACCAGACTTTACACATATGTTTTGGAATAGTGATGCTAACGAAGATTATTTAAACAATGCTAAGAAATTTTGGGGATATTAAAAAATACCTAAAAACCCAAAAACAACTAACATTGTCGCACCTAAAATAAACTACCCTAAAAGTTCAATCGTCTATTCTTCAATAAAAGTTTTTTTTCTAAAAATTTTGCAAAACTCAATATGATATAATGAGTTATAAAAAAAATAAGGAGGAAAAATGACTTATGAATGGAAACACCCTAGCTACTATAAAGAGTTAGCTAAGTTGCGGAAAGAGTCAGAACAAGAGGAACAAACTAATGAAGATAGAAAGGAGGATAAAGATGAAAGGGAGTAATCATTTAGAGGATTTGATTAAAGACAATTGGGAGTCTATTAAAGATTGTAGAAATCCAATGGATCAAGTTATGCTTTCAATTGATATGGTTTATCAAAATGAATTTAAAAATTGTAAACCTAATGAGAAAGTACAAATTAAAATAAAACAAGAAAATGGAAACATTGTCATTCATGGCAAATGCGTTCCTAAATAATAAGTATAAAGGCAGTCTGAAATATGGCTGCCTTACCAATCAAACTTAGACTCATTTTCATAAGTCTTATCTTCGTCTGCTTTCTTCATGCAAACATAATGAGCTTTACCTCTAGGATAAAAGGCTACAAAACTTTCTTGGTTCGTCATCTCCTGATGACAATACTTACACTTTCCTATATCAATGATTATTACTTTAGGTTTAATCCAAGTTTTTTTAGGCATAAGTTTTCTTTTACCCCTCCATCATACCCAGTTGACTAGCAACTACACCTAATTACAATTATGATCTTTTATTTTTCTTAGCAGTTTTCTTAGCTCTTTTCAAAGCCTTATCAGATACAGTACCTTTACCTGGTTTGCTTTTACCAGATTTCTTTTTTTTATTCATGTAATAGTAAAGACCTTTTTTAACAGTTCTACCATCTTTTGTTTTATGATAACCCTTTTTCATTATTTCTTCTTACTTTTTTTTTTCTTTTTAGCTTTCTTAGCTGCTGCTTTACCTTTTTTAGTATAAGCATATTTTTTTCCATTTACCATTGGCATAATTTATCTCCTATTGTTACCATTTTTTGCAAGACCAATATCTAGCAGAAAATACATCTTTAGCACTAGCACATTTGTGTCTAGCTCTGAAACTTTTTCGTCTAGCAGGGTTAGACTTTTTAATAGTCATATTTGCATCCCCATATCTAATTATCTTTTCTTTACCACCTTTACAAGCCTTGACTACAAACTTTTTGCCACCCTGAACTTGTCGTTTAGGTTTGTTGCATTTCATTTTAGACTTGTTTATTACCATGTCTTATAGCCTTCTTTGTCCTTAGTGAGAGCTTGTTCTCTAGGATTTGGCGACCAAGATACATGAATCCATCCACTATTAATATCTGATTCATCATAATACTCTAAGATAATTTGGTCAAAAGGTAAGTTCTCAATTATATGTCTAAATACTTTTTTATTATCTACACCAGGTATTTCAAAGTCAGCTGCTGCACATTCATTAGCACAATGTTGTGAGGTAGATTTTGATCCTATAATTTCGCATAACTCAGGTGATCTAAAACCAGAGGTAATCTTAATTGGTAGTTGAAAGTCCTCTCTAATTGGTTGTAAGATGGTCTGGCAAAGTTGTCTTAGGTTTTCTATTTGCTCTGCATTAGGTTCATTATCTATATTGTTTTTAAGAGCTGTTTGAGATTGTGTCATCTCTTTTAAGCTAAAGTTATCAGTCAATTTCATTTTCATTTACTCCATTAAAATATTTATAATCAAATTCTACTACTCTGCAATCATGTTTCTTACGCATAGATTTTTGAGCTGTTTTAAATTCTGTTGCTTTTTTTTCTGTTTCAAAAATAACATTAGTAAAAGCAGTATAAATACCTTTATCATTTTTCCAAATAACACTCCACATTAAGTTTGCTCAATCTCTTTACAAACAAAACTTACATAAAGCATCTCATCATTTACTCTTTGTTCACCAAAGTTTTTAATAGTTTTACCACCCATTTTATAACCATCTAATGCACAATTAAAATGAGATTGATATAATTTATCAATTTTTATAGGTGTCATGCAAGAATTATATAAAGATGAGCATAAAGTAAGTATTAACATAAATTTCATTATGGGTGTTCTAACATCATCTTGTTTGTTTCTTTTAAATCCTCAATAGTTTTATTAGCATCCTCTAAATCTTTAGATAGATGTTCAAGTTTTTGTAAGCACCTTTTATTAGCACTA